AAGAAGTTGATAAGGATAGAAAGGCTCTACATTTCACTTGGAAGAACAAAAACATGGAATTCCAATCATGGGAAATTGCTCACTTTAGATTATTGGGTGATGATAGAAAACTTCCTTATGGTACTTCTATGTTGGAAAAAGCAAGAAGAATTTGGAAACAACTTTTATTATCGGAAGACGCGATGTTGATTTATCGTACATCAAGAGCACCTGAAAGAAGAATGTTCAAGGTATTTGTTGGAAATATGAATGACGATGATGTTGAAGCATATGTACAACGTGTTGCCAACAAATTTAAAAGAGAACAAATTGTAGATAGTAAGACAGGTAATGTGGATATGAGATTCAACCAAATGGCGGTTGACCAAGATTATTTCATCCCTGTACGTGACCCAGCGGCACCAGACCCAATTACAACATTACCTGGTGCAACTAACCTATCTGAAATTGCAGATATTGAATATATCCAAAAGAAACTATTAACTGCTCTTCGTGTACCTAAGGCATTCTTAGGATTTGAGGAAGTTGTTGGTGATGGTAAAAACTTGGCACTACAAGACATTAGATTCGCTCGTACAATCAACAGAATCCAAAAGAGTATGTTAGCAGAGTTGAACAAAATTGCAATCGTTCACTTATTTTTATTAGGATTTGAAGATGAATTATCAAACTTTACAATAGGATTAACAAATCCATCAACTCAAGCGGATTTATTAAAAATTGATGTTTGGAAAGAAAAGGTATTGTTATACAAAGATTTGGTTGCTGACCCAGGAAACGGTATTCAGGCAACTTCATCTACATGGGCTAAGAAACATATCTTTGGTTGGTCTGATGAAGAAGTTCGTCTTGACTTACAACAACAAAGAATTGAAAGAGCGGTTGGGGAAGAACTTAAGGCAACACCTACTGTTATTACCAAGACAGGTTTATTTGATAATATTGATAAACTTTATGGAAGTGCAACAGGTGCAACACCAAGTGCAGGAGCGGCAACAACTCCTGATGGAGGTGAAGAATTGGCACCACCACCATCATTTGGTGGAGGTGATTTATCAGGAGGAGAACCTCCATTACCTGAAGCCCCACCAGCTGAAGCTCCACCAGCAGGAGGAGAAGTAACACCAGAATCAAAAATGAAAGACCTTAATATTTTGGTTGAAAATAATCTAATTGAGGGGGCGGAAATGATAAATTTAGGTCACGGACAAGATTCTTTAGGAGAAATTTCAAAAGAATTGGATAAGTTATTAAATTCATAATATTTATTTGAAAAAGAACAAAATGACCTTTGGAGCCGTAAAATCCCTTATTGAAAAAAATCTTTTGGAGTCCTACAAAAATGAAAAGGAATTCAAGAAGACATTGAGAGAATTCAAACACAATGTTTTGAGTAATAAATCTATGTCTAAGGCGTATACTATATACGACCAGTTAAGTACTCCACAAGGTTTAAGTGAACAGGACGCTAAATATTTTATTGAAGAGGGAATCAATATTTTAAACAAAGTGTTACCAACAGTAAAACTTCCGTCAAACGTTTCTGAAAAAACTGAAAATAATTATTCGGATATTGATACTTTAGTTTATAGCCAAAGAATTAATTTAGTTGAAAGGGTTAATGCTAAAAAGAACCTAATTAAAATTCTAACATCTAATAAAGAATCAATTAAGGAAAGTGTGAATATTCCAATAAGTTCTATGGTTACGGTTGCAAACCAAACCATTAGAAATTATATAGAAACATTAGATGAAAACTCTAAAAAAGAATTTTTTCAATTAGTGTCTGAAGATACAAAAGTTTTAGAAACTAAATTTGAAACTATTCGTGAAAGTGCAATTTCTAAATTAAATAATATTTTAGAAAAAGAAGAAGCTGAAGAAATGAAAACAAGAATTTCTGAAACTATAGACAAAGTTAAACTCGAGAAGTTTGACCAACTTAACTTTTTAAAATTAAAGAATTTAGAAGAATCAATTTAATTCTGAATTTTTGCGTTGTATGTATTTTGCCTTTAAAATCTGTGCTCTTCTAAGTACAGATTTTTTTGTATACTCTTTTTTCTCAAACAACTTTTGAGTTTGTTTTGTTTTGATTACTTTTGATTTTAGGGTCTTAAGAGCTCTCTCAAGATTTTCCCCTTGGTTGATTTTTACTATTAACATATTCTAGAAATATATCCGATTTAAAAAAAATTTTGACAATTAGGTATATATGTCGTATTTTTTGATTAACAAAATAAACGTATATAATATGAACATTAATGAAAAAAGGAAAAAGTGTAAAGCTTAACCTATTCAATCCCATTAAGTCTGTGTATGGAACTGTTGATTCTAAAAATTTAAAATCGGTATACATTAACATTCAATCGTGGGTAACACCAAAAGATGACTACGATAATTGGAACAGAGTTGTTTCAAACTTAGGAAGAGAAATAAAACATTCTGTTTTCGAATCCATAAACCCAAAACTATTTAAAGAAAAAAGTATTGTTGATTTAGACCTAAGGACAAGTGGAATATCAAAAGGAAAAAAATCTTTTTTTAATTTAGAAATTAACTTATATACCTTATGTGAAATGGATTTTAAATGTAATGAAATTAAAGATTCAGTAAAAACTATAGTAAAATCGGTATACAAAAATAACGTAATACAAAACAAATACTTTGAATTTTCAAACTCAAAAAAAGAAGTTACTCAATAAACTATTCAAAACGGTATATTTATCTTAAAAGATTAGATGAAAAATTTAAGAATTTTAGAGGCCAGCGAGATTGGTCATGGTATATTGATTGAAATGGATGCTGGATTTGTTTCCCCAACCGATGTTCGTAACATTGAAGTATTAAAAGAAGCAACAAATCTTGATTATAGAAATCCTTTCGAATTTTACGCGGTACTTCAGAAATACGATACACCAAATAGAAACGGTAGAACTTATCCTGAAAGAATATTAAAAAGAGAAGCCGAAAGATATAAACAATCCATTGCTAAAGGATTATCAACTTCAGAATTAAATCACCCTGAATCATCACTTATTGACTTAGATAGAGTGTCTCACATTATCACAGATATTTGGTGGGACAAAAATATCTTAATGGGTAAGTTAAAATTATTAACTTCTCCAGGGTTTCATGAAAGAGGAATTGTTTCAACAAAAGGAGACATTGCAGCAAATTTAATGAGACAAGGTGTTACTATGGGAGTATCATCAAGAGGGGTTGGTTCACTTAAAAAAGTTGGAGAAAGAAATGAAGTTCAAGATGATTTTGAACTTATATGTTTTGACTTAGTTTCGTCACCATCTACACCAGGAGCTTATTTGTTTTCAAATCCTGATGACAGAAATAAGTATGAGGAAAATTTAGACGAAGAAATAAAAACAAAACAAGGAAATGATTATGTTGAAAAATCAGTTGACTTAATGAAAAAATTGAACGATTTTTTAGGAAAATAAAATTATGGAAGAAAAATATTTTGTAGCAAAAATTCAGTACGATTTCCCTGATGAAAATTCAGGAAAGATTAAAAAAATCAGAGAAGAAAAACTTGTAAAAGGTTTTTCAGTTACAGACGTTGAAGCGAAAGTAACAAAAAAATACGAGGGGTTCACACATGATTGGAGAATCACTGCGGTGTCTGAAAGTAAAATCGATGAAGTTATTGAATAATTGACTTAAACGTTAATTAATTTAAAAGTGGTCTTAATGACCACTTTTTTTGTTTGGGGGATATTTATATAAAAAAAATATATGAATTTCTTAGCAATATTAGGGACTACCCCATCTCAACAACAACATGTTATTTCTGCCAATACTTGGTCATCTTGTTTGGCGTATTGTGAAGGTACTGGTTTAAGTATTAACTCAATACAATTGATTCCTCAAGCTACAATTCACTATAATGTTGTTGGAACAAATTCTTATCAGGTTACCGCATTGGATGCATTAGGTACCCCAATAATATGCATAGTTTGGGAAACCAATTTTGATTCACTCACATCTTGGTTGGATTCACAAGGATATCAATTAGTTAAATCAGTACAACAATCAAATAAATCTTACGTAGTGGTATAATCAAAATGAATTTTTTTTCATTTTGACACTATTTATATGATAAATTAAATAATTTTTTCATGCAAGAAAATAAAAACTTAGTACAAGAGGCGCTCATTCAAATGAAAAATGTTGAGGAGGCTATCGCCGAGAATGCAAAAGGAATACTTGCTTCAACTATGAAGGAAGAAATCAATCAGTTAGTAAAAGAATCTCTATCAGAACAAGATATGGAAGATGAGGTTGAATTAGATGTAGACATGGACGACGAAGACGTTGACATGGATACTGATAATGAGGATGATATGGAAATGGACATGGAATTTGACATGGACATGGATATGGATTCTGAAGAAAGTCCAATAGATTTGACTGACGCTTCTGACGAAGAAATTCTTAAGGTGTTTAAGGCTATGGGTGAAGAAGACGGAATCATCGTTAAAAAAGATGGTGAAGATATTCACTTAACTGACAACGACGCTGATGCAGAATATTTAGTTAAGCTTGGTGAGTCTGAGGAAGAAATGGATGAAACTATGATAGATGAAATCGATGAAATGGATGTTGATACTGAAGATGTAATCAACGCAATTTTCTCAAAAGACGGAGACGTTGAAGATATCGACGTTGACCAAGACGAAGAAGTTATGTATGAAATCGAGTTTGATTCAGAAGACGACATGATGGAATCAGATGATGAGGACATGATGGAAGAAGAAGATGAAGACGACATGATGGAATCAGAAGACGAAGACATGATGGAATCAGATGATGAGGACATGA